GACACATGGATTGAGGCCGCCTTCACGCTGATCCGCAGGCACTCCCCCAAGGCGTGGTTCGAGGAAAAAGGCAACATCCTGCGGGCCTTGGACTCGGCCATCACCAAGCGGATGCGGGAAAAGAACGCGTTCGTCTACCGCGAGCCGCTTGCAAGCGCCGGCAACAAGGCCGAGCGTGCGCTGGGCTTCGCTGCGCGGGCAAGCGCTGGTGCCGTCTGGCTGCCCAAGGGCCAGCCGTGGGCGGATCGGCTGATCAATCAGCTTTGCGCATTCAGCGGCAGGGATGGCCGCACCGATGACATGGTGGACGTTTGCAGCCTGCTGGGTCGCGGGCTGGATTCGATGACCAACGCCCGGCCCGCGCCAGCCAAGGCGAAGCCTCCGGCCTACGGAACATTCGACTACATGGAGTATTCTGACCGGCAGAAAGAGCGCCAGCAGAACGAACAAACCGCCCTCTACAGGTAGCCCATGAACATCAATCCACTGGAATCAGGCATCGCGCAAGCCAGCGGCGGCCAAGAAAGCGAGCAGCGGCGCAAGCACGTCAAGTCCTTGATGGAAGCCGTCGAGAACGCCCGCAAGTTCGACGAAAGCGCCCGCAAGCAGTACGCCCGCGACCGCCGCTATGCTCGCGGAGACAGCAGTTTCACAGTGGATTCCAACGTGATCGGCACCTTCATCGAGGTGCTGACCGCGTTCTTGTTCGCCCGCAACCCGGACGCCGACATTCTTCCTTCTGAGTCGGCCGTCCCGCCCGAGCAAGACGCCATCATGGAGGCGGCCAAGCAACAGGCGGCGATGCATGGCGTTGACCCGCTGCTCTTGGAAGCAGCGGCGCAGGAGTCCTACAAGTCCATCCGTGCCAGGTATGCCAAGCGGCAGCGGGACAACAAGGCGTTCTCTGAGACGCTGCAAATCGTGGTCACGCGGCTATGGAAGGACGCCAAGCTCAAGCGCCAGTGCAAGCGGTGGGTGCGATCCTGCCTGACCATCGGCGTTGGCTGGCTCAAGGCAAGCTGGCAGACGCGCACCGCTGCAGATCCGATCATGTCATCGGAAGTGAACGACATGAAGGACAACATCGCCCGCATCATCAGCATGCGGGCCGACCTGGACGACCCCTCCGCGTGTGCGGAACTGGACGCCAAGCGCCAGCAGTACGAGCAGGCCATGAAGGGCTTGGAGGAAAACATGAGCCGCGTGATTGCGCGTGGCTTCGTGGTGGACATGGTGCCGGCTGAGGACATTCAAGTCGCCATTGAGGTGCCGAGCCTGTCCGAGTATTCCGAAGCGCCGTGGATCGCGCACCGCAGCTACCTGTCCCCGTCCGTGGTCAAGGCCACGTTCCAACTCACTGAGGAACAGCTTTCCAAGGCCGCTCGGTATGCGCAGCGCAAGCCGACCATTGCCAAGGACGTGAGCCCTGCAATCGCGTCCGACATTACCGCCGCCGAGGCCGACCAGTACGAGGCGGGGGTGAACAAGAGCTATGGCGAGTGCTTCCGTGTCGAAGAAATCTGGCACCGCGACGACAACCGCGTGTACACCATCATCGAGGGCTTGGACGATTACGCCATCGAGCCGTGGACGCCGCAGCAGACCAGCCGGTTCTACCCGTTCTTTCTGTTCGCAACGTCCGAGACGGACGGCCAGCGCCACCCACAAAGCCTCACGTCCCGCAGTTACCGGCTGGTGGACGAATACGCCCGCGTGCGCAGCAACTACGCCGAGCACCGCCTCCGCACTCGGCCAAAGACCGCATTCAACGCGGCGGCGATGGACGAATCCGAGGCGAGCAAGCTGGCCGGCGCGACCACGCAGGAAATGGTGCCGTTGCGCCTGACCAACCCAGCCCAGCCAGTCGGCGACGTTCTTCAACCCATCACCTACGCCGCGCTGGACCCGATGCTGTACGAAACCGGCAGCATCATGGCCGAGCTTGAACGCATATGGGGCATTCAGGAAGCCCTGTCGCAGTCCATCAGCACCGCAAAGACCGCCACCGAGGCCGAGATTCAGCACGTCGGATTCCAAGCCCGCACAGGCTCGATGCGCGATGCCCTGGAGGATGCCTTGTCCGAGGTGGCGCAGTACACCGCCGAGGTTGCGCTTCTCAACATGAGCCGGCAGGACGCGCAGCACATGGCCGGCGACGATGCGTTCTGGCCCGAGGGCGTGACGGCGCAGGAAATGGCAACGCTGGTCAACGTGGACATCCGCGCCGGCAGTTCGGGCAGGCCGAACACCACCGCCGAGCGGGAGGCGTGGACCGCCCTGTTGCCCTTGTTGCAAGAGTCGATTCAGATGATCGCCCAGCTTCGCCAGAGCACGCCGCAAGATCATGCCGACAAGCTGGAATCCCTGCTGCGCGAAACCGCCCAGCGGGCAGGTGAGCGGCTGGACATTGAGCGGCTGATCCCCCAAGCCGGATTGCAGCAGCCGATGCAGCAGCAAATGCAGCCTGAAATGCCACCCACTGAACCCATGCCCGGAGCCGTCGCATGATCCCCGATGAAGAAAAGCCGCAAGAGCAGGTTGACCCGACCGCCGGAGCACTGGCGGCAATGGATGCCGGCATCGCCGCCGTAGACCCAGCACCTCCAACCGAAGCGCCTGTTGATGCACCGCCGGCTGCCGACCCGGCGCCCGAGGCTGCCCCGGCGGCTGAGCCTGCGCCACCCGCCCAGCCGCAAGAGACAACGCCAGAGGTCGAGGCCAAGGAGCTAGGGCTTGGTCAGAAAGCAACGGAGCGGTTCAAGCACCTGTCCCAGTACAAGCAGGCGCTTTCCGAGGCCGGCATCACCGACCTGGCTCAACTCCCGTCCATCATCGAGCGGGCCAAGGCTGCCGACGAGTTTGAGCAGGTCATTGCCGAGACGGGCGCAACCCCGGAGCAGTACGGGGAGACCATCAAGTTCCTGAGCCTGTTCAACGGCGGCACCAGAGAGCAGATGCGCGAGGCATTGAAGATCGTGCAAGCGCAAGCGGAGCACATTTCAAAGGCGCTGGGCGAGGAATTGCCGGGCGTCTACGATCCACTTTCCGAGCACGACGACCTGCGCCTAGAGGTCGAATCCGGTGACATTACCCGCAAGCGGGCGCTGGAAATCGCCTCCCAGCGGGCTTCCAGCCGGTACGTGGAAAGCCGCAGCCAAGAACAGGCCAAGACCCAGCAGGCGCAGCACGAGTACTCCCAAGCGATCCAGACCCTGAACGCGCTCGGTGCGAAGCTGAAAGCCAGCGATCCCGATTACGAAAGCAAGGTCGATTACCTCAAGCCGGCCATTGCCTTGATCCGGGAAAAGTACCCGCCTTCCGAGTGGGTTCGCCAAGTCGCGGCGGCCTACCAGATGCTGCCCAAGCCGAAGGGGGCTTCTGTTCCCCCGCCCGGCCCGGTGCGCAGCGTTGCCAATCCATCGCTTGCTGCCACACCCAAGCCGAAGAGCGCGATGGAGGCGCTGGAAATGGGCCTGCAAAAGCACCTAGACACCGGGCGTTGACAAGCGCCAGGTCTTGTGTAGCATGGGCGCTGACCGCGTAGCGTCGGGTTTCTGGCGCTTTGGTCGCCACGAGTCGCACAGCCGGTTTCGCACCCGGTAGCGCTGCAACATGAGGCTTCGCGCCCCTCGACGTGGATGGAAGACAACCCATCAACTTCGAGGAATCCAGCCATGCCTTTCACCGCAGCCCAAATCGCGTCTGGCGCAACCAGCCAGCTCGACTACTTCGCCGCGAATGAGCCAGTTGACCAGATCAACACCGCTCGCCCGCTCCTGAAAACCTTGATCGACCAGCGCCAAGCATCGCCCGGCGGCAATCAGTTCTACGTCGAGCAGATCATGGTCAGCAACGACTCGAACTATCAGAACTACTTCGGGGCGCAGCAGGTCAGCTACAACGAGCGCGACGGCATCCGTCAGGCTCGCTGGGCTTGGTACAATTTCCATGACGGCTTTGGCTTGGACGAAGATCGTCTGGCCGCCAACGGCATCGTCATGACGGACGACCGCGAGGCCACGCCTACTTCTGCCGAAAAGCTCCAGCTCACCAACCTCTTGCAGACTGGCTATACCCAGCTCCGTGAGAGCATCCACACGGGTCTGAACGATGAACTCTGGCGCGATGGCTTGTACGACATCAACGCCACGCCGGGCATTGACGCACTGGTTTCGACCACGCCGGCTGCCGGCACCATCGGCGGGCTGAACGCAGCCACGCAGACCTTCTGGCGCAACAATGCCTCGGTCAACATCGCCACGGCCACGCCGGGCAGCCTGACCGATCAGATGGAGATCATGTGGCGCGCTTGCACCCGGTTCGGTGGCGAGGCTCCGACGCACATTGTCGCGTCCTCGGCCTTCTTGGACGCCTACCGCCGTGATGCCACCAACACCGTGAACCGGCAGATCATGGTGCCGGGCCGTGGTGGCACCGCGATGGACGCTTCCGTCACTGGCGTGTTCTTCAAGGGCATCGAGGTGGTATGGGATCCGACTCTGGACACGCTGGACGCCCGCTTTGGTGCGCCTCCGGTGCGCTGGGATCGCCGCTGCTACTTCCTCAACATGCGGCACATCAAGCTCCGTCCGTTGACGGGCCACTGGATGGTCAACCGCAAGCCGGATCGCCCGTATGATCGTTACGTCCACTACTTCGGCCAGACCAGCAAGTACCGTCTGACGATGGCGAAGCGTAACTCCCACGCGGTCCTTTCGATTGCCTGATTCACAGGGGGCTTCGGCCCCCTTCACTCCATGAGGATTCCGCAATGAACTTGCTCACCTTGGCCGGCACCACCACCATCCCGCTCACCCGCACGC